AGTCAATGATAGTCTTACTGCTTCCTTGAGACTTTCGCGAACAGGTGCTGGAGTGGAAGAACGAACGATCTCGAGACCCATGACTTTAAGTTTCGGGTCTTTGTATCGGACACCTTCATTATCGTAGACGTTGAGTGCATACCTTTTCTTCGCAACCCAGAGACCACGTTCTGCGATTGCCTCACGTTTGAATACAATTTTCTTTTGAAATGCATTCGTGTAATCCGCAAGTCCATCGCAACTCTTGTTGATTGCCTCTGTGATTTTCTCTTCGCAGATTTTATCGAGAACGTCAATGAGTTTATCACGTGATAGATTGCCATAAAACTTACGAACAAGAGGGTCCAAGGAAATATAGCAAGAATCAGTATCACTGTAGAAAGAGTAGTTGTGTCCATTTGTTCCTACGACCTTGTTAAGATAGACGTCAAGTGCCTTACCTACTTCCTGAATAATATACTGACCAGTGGTAGTGATGCCCTCGGCAATACGAGCATCATAGTAACGGAAATATTCATTCGCCAACGCACCGAACAGTGAGTTCAACTGAATCTTTCTTGCCATCTGGAAGTTATTATACTTTGAGATGTCATTCTTTAGTTTGGGATTTTTAGTTTCTTCATATTCTTTCTGGGCAACAATCATCAGTTTCTTGTAACGTTGTCGGTCATCAAAGAACTTCTGAACAATCTCAGGAAACATTCCCATCTTCTTACGAGTATAACAGTAACCATTGGCAGTCATACAAACATCATCTTGTTTGAGATCTTCGAGGACATAACTATGCCCGAGCAATCCCTTGACCGTTGTATCTTTTACCACACCCTGAACGAAAGTCTCTGGTGATTGGTTATATTGCATGATGATTGATGGATACAGCGAGGTGGCATCAAAAGAAACAACCCAGTCATACCTTCCTGCCTTTGGTTCTTGCACATACGCACCTTCAATAGTCCTCCCCCTGTTTTCTTTCTTCTGGGGAATCTGAATATTTTGATCATGCAAGTGATTGTAGATAATACAATCCCACGTGCGAACCTGTGAGAACACATCAGTATAATTGCACTTAGCATCGTATGCCATTGTGAGCACAAGTTCAATCAGTTTCATCTTGCGCTCAAGTTCATCGACGATCTCAACGTCGATGATGTTATACTCGACGAACCGTGTCCAGTCTTTGGTGTAAAACTCGCGGAATGTTTCGTACGGATGTTCAAGTTTCTTCTTGCCAAGTTCTTCTTTGGCAATGTGATCCAACTTGTAACTCTCTTGTCGAGTATACGTAAACTTCTTATAGAGATCGAGATAGTCGATAACTGCGACGCCAGTAATATCATATGAGATATGTTCGCGACCCATGATTGTCAAATTCTTGCGACGAACAAGACCCCATGGCGAAAACTTCTTGCGCATAGTGGTATCTTCTTCAGTGCAGAACAGACGATCTATCCGAGAGATAAGATACGCAACGTCAAACAGTTCACAGTTCCAACCTGTGATAATATCTGGGTGATCATCAGAATAGAAACGCAGAAAAGTTTCTAGCAGGTCACGTTCGTCATCACATTTTACATAGAGAAACTTGTTGCCTGAATCTCTCAGGGTCTGAACAATCTCAGAGTTCTTATCATCAAACTCACCACAACCGAATGTGATGATTTGTCGAGTGATAAGATTCTTGACTGTGATCAGGAGAACTTCTTCGATAGGATTGTTTACATCAGGAAACCCATGCTCTGCGGAGGTCTCAATATCGACAGTCTGAATATTGAGTTGAGACATATCCCACTGAATTTCTCCAGGATACTTCTTTGTGATGTATTGGTAACCATAGTTGGTCTGACCAAAGATTTCAAAGTTGTCTACTTGTCCATATGTTTGGACGAACTGCTTGGCAGCATTGTTGTCTTCAAAGTCAATCGGTTGGAGATCTTCTCCATACAGAGACTTGTATTTTGTTTCTTCACCACCCTTGGATTTTACAAACAGGGTCGGACTGAAGTCATCGCGTTTGGTAAAGCGCACACCGTTATGTACTCCACGGACAAGAACCTTGGAACCATACTGGTGTGCGCATGTATAAAATTTCATATAAATCCCTCATCAATCAAATACTACTATACTATAAAACATAACAAAAGTAAAGGGATTTATCGTAACTTATATCCAATCTTTGCTTCAAGTTCTTCCAGTTTCATAGTTGAAACCTGTGACTTGGGAACTAGATTGTCTACGATATAGACTGCAACATTTCCACTTTCGAAGAATGCAACCTTGTATAGAAAATCTGGAACTGGAACCTTATTCTTGCCAATAACCTTTGGCGTCGCAGAATAATGCGCACCAGTAACTACCCACTTGAAGGGAACAGAACGAACACGTTCTTCCAGGTTTTTCCATGCTACACGATTGACAGATGGCAATTGTGGTGTCATGTTAGTCATGAAGAAGGTATCTGACATTTCGTTCGGATCGTCTGCGTTTGCAGCAGGAACCATGTGCCCACGATCATAACCAGAGTTGGTATAATCGGCAGGAGTCGGCGAGTCAGCGATGCGCTTGTCAGCACGGAAGTCGTCAGTACGTGGAGTTTTCTTCAACCGTTCTTGCGCAATCTCAGTGGAGAAAACATTTGCATTACGGTCATCATCATATACGACTGCGAAGAAAGAGTTGCAAAGAACCTTAGTGTTTGGCACTACGATTTCTTTACCATTCGGATAGAACTGATCACAAGGAGAAGCGAATGCTGTTCCTGGAATCAGAAATAGTGCGAGAGCGATTAATGGTTTCATATGATAATTTTACTTTCTGGAACAACCAGACCTGAACCGTAGCGAGTATTATACTCGTTTAGCATACCAGTCTCTGGTTCAAAAACTGTGATAACTGCACCAGAACGAAGAGGAACCAAGTCATCTTTCGCGTATGGGCAGAACGGTGCTAGACCTATGCCGAATTGATTATTCTGATTCGGGATCATCATAATCTGCGCAGGTTTCTTTAGAATGACAAGACCTTCAATTGTCTCGTCGATATCAGCGATAATTTCATCGCCACTGATTAACTTCACACATCTAATATTGCTCATGTATTCACCTTCATTGTTATTTAGTTAAGAAAGGAGCACTCATCATCGATTTGCTCCTAGTAATTGGGAGGATAGATTTACCACGTTTGGATAAAAGGTCGCAAAAACTTCTTTCACCTCATCAGCATTTGCAATTTGTTCGTACGGATCAAGAGGTAATTGTTTTTGATCAAAGATTCCGAATGCCAGTTTCTTCTCAGACTCATCTAAGTGTGCTGCCATTGAAGTCAATTCATCATATTCAACTACAATATGACTGCCGACAATATTAGTCATGACCTTTTTATTGTGTTCTTCCATAAGATAACGACCAAGGATCATCGTCTTTAGTTCTGGAATATCTACTGTTAACACGGCAGAGTTTTTTCCGCTTCTGAAAATCATAGTTTTCTTAGCAAAGTAAGCACTAAGCATCTTATGTTCGAAGTTACGATTAACATACACGAATTTAAAATTCTGTTTCTTCAGAAACTCAAGACCATCAACAAGAGAAATAAACGTCAATCTATCATCTAAGAATATACGACATGTCAATGGTTGTGTTGGATCTGCTCGCGAAACTTTATCGATCCAATCTTTTCCTAAGTCAGGAAGTTGTTCGACATTTCTATTCGCTGCCATCTTCAGTTTACCATCACCATCAGTAACCATCTTGAATGACAATTTATTATTATCATCTATATCGAGATTGGCAAAGTAAGCAGTGTTAAAGTTCATGAAATCTTCAAGTGTCACAACATCATCAAACTTTTTACTAATCGAGTAGTTAAGTAGTGCTTCAGTAAGTTGTGTTCCAGATCTTGCAACACCAACAACACAGTATCTGTGATGCGATAGATTCCAAGGAAGATCTTCAGTCAAGTTTATCATTGCATATATTCACATTCATTATTATTGGTGGGTGAGAATTAATCCCACCCACCATTTAAATTACTTAGTCTTACCTTCTGCTAAAAACTCAGCAGCTTGTGAAGGATATTCTTCATCTTGAATATCAATCTTCTTGGGTTTCTTTTCTTCTGGAATAAATGCCTCAAGAAAGATTTTCAGCATACCGTTTGCCAGACTAGAACTCTTTACTTCGACGTTATCTGCGAGACTGAATTCACGTTTGAATCCTCGCTCAGCAATTCCCTTGTAAAGATATTCAGTGGATTCAGGCGAGTCACACTTTCCAGTGACTCTCAGCAATCCCTCTTGCAATTCAATATCAATCTCCGACTTACCGAAACCAGCAACTGCCATTTCGATTACGTAGCGATCTTCATCGACCTTCTTAATATTGTATGGAGGATATTTAATTGGCATCATCTGCGAAGATTGATCAGCAATATCTGCTAGTCTCTTCATGACACGATCGGCACCAACGAAATAACGGTCCCATTGCGGTAAACTTGTTGTATCAAATTTCATATTTTGCTCCTATTAAGCGAGTGTTAAAAAAGGTGCCATCCGAAGCATGGCACCTTTTATTTATACTATATTTTTATACGAAAGTCAATTATTTTTTGCGACCAATGTTATACTTCTGAACAAGTTCCCACTCATTCTTTTCTTTGAACGCAATTACTTTAATCTGATTCAACGGTGCTTTATCCTCATGAATCTCAGGATTTAGAATAGTGATTAATCCCCAATCCGAAAGAAGATGTGCTACCGTATTTCTACGTTGTAAATCATTGTCACTAAAGTCTGCATCTTTACCATCTAAGGCAAAGAGTTCTTTAAAGTGCACAATAAAATATCTGCCCTGCTTGTGTAGAATGTGACATGATTGATAAAGAATCTTTTCTTTTCTTGACGCAACACCAATACGGGAAAGGGTTTCGCGAACTTTCAAGAAGTCATCAGGATTCTTTAAGTTGACTTCCAAGGGTGCATACCCTGGAAAGTCAATGTCAAAAAAATCTTCGCTCATTTTTTACCACCTTTAAACAATTTCTCTTTTATATATTTTTTTTGTTCTTCAGAGAGAATTGTGAGTGCTTGGCGAGCTTTGTCATTGCTATAACCATAATACTCTTTCACCATCTCCACTTCGGCATCGTCCTCGATTTTGATCCATTTGTCAAAACGTTTTCTAGCGCGAATAGTATTTATAAGATACATGTTTTGCATGCTCTTATCGAGATGGGGACGGCAGTTCATTTCATTTGCAGGGTGGACAGTATCAATACTGAATGTCAACCCACGATTAATGATCCAAGGATTGTATTGTTTCTCAGACCAGTCATCAACAATCAGATTCTTCTTTTCATAGTTTATATCTTTGATAAAATCGAAGGGAGAAATACCCTTTTTCTTTTCTTTATACTCCTCAGCATCATATTCTACAGTCGGAGCACCCAATCCATCGAGCACTCCAGTCATTATTTCCACTCCATCCCTGCCATAATTTCAGCAAGGCAAGCAACCAGATTGATCTCAGGGTTAGCAGCGAACGCTGCCTTATACTGATAATCTGCAAGCAACAGAACCAACTGCGAAGGATACTTTACTTCATCAAGAATGGTATCATAGATCTTACGGAAGATAAGATTTGGGTCATTGTCAATGTTATCGACTACCCAGTTACGCATCTTCTTGAAGTCCTTGCTCTTCAATGAAGAAACTAGTTCCTTCATGTTTACTTCTTGAACGTTGACGAGGATACCTTCATCAATAGTTCCGGAGACACTGTATCGTTGCAGTTCGTTAAGGACACGGCGATAGTCAGGGAAGTGCTTTTTGAGAACTTCAGCAACAACCTTCTCATCGAATGTCACATTCTCAGTAGCAAGGATGTCAGTGAGACGCTTCATGAAACGACCTGCCATCTTAGGACGGTCTGCCTTTGTCAACTTAAATTCGATGACAGCAGTCCGACTGTGAAGAGGAGCAATGATTCGATTCTTAAAGTTACAAGTGAAGATAAACCGACAGTTGTTTGCGAACTCTTCAATAAATGCACGCAACGCTGGTTGAGTAGAGTTTGGATTTAGATAGTCTGCCTCATCAAGGATAACTACCTTGGTCTTGCCGCCAAAGGAAACAGAGGAGGCGAACTCCCGAATCTTAGTGCGGAGAACATCAATACCTGATTCCTCAGAACCGTTGATGATAATGTAGTCACATTCAAGTTCTTCGCAGATCGCTCGGGCAATGGTAGTCTTACCAACACCTGCTGAACCGCAGAGAAGCATGTTAGGAATTTCACCAGTCGCAACGAACTCGCGAAATGTCTTTAGTTGATCATCGGGGAGAATGCAGTCATCAAGTTTGTGAGGACGATACTTTTCAACCCAGAGGAACTGTTCTTTTGATACGTTCATTTTTCACTTCTTCCATAATGTTATACTTGGGAGACCAACCTAGTCTCCGCATTTCATCAATGTTGGCATGAGTAATATGTCTCTCACCAACAACATCTTTAAAGGGAATGTCTCGATAACCATAGGCATCTAATACATCACTAACAGAGATCGGTTCATTCGATCCAATATCCACTATACCCGTATAATTTAGATTAGTCAATAGAATTTCAATAGCAGAACAAACATCTTCAACATGAGTCCAGTCACGATGATGATCAGTCTTATACTCGACCTTGTCGTTCAGCATCATATCATAGAACATGTCGGGGCGACTGTCTGGACCATAGACTGTATGGAATCGCATACCAGTTGAACCCTCTGGTGCAAGTTCTTCCATTGCTTTTTTACTGGTAGCATATGGATTCATCCACCACTCATACACTGATGAGGAAGATGCATATATCGTCTTTAATCGTCTACTATCTGCCCATTCAAATATACGCTTTGATGCAGTAACATTGACTTTCCAATATCCTTCCGGATCAGTCCAACTCTTACGAACACCAGCGAGTGCTGCTAAATGCAAAACAACGTCTGGTCCACCATAATCATTAGACATATCCCATTCACAGATATTACCTTCGAATGGAATAACAGTGTGGTTCTTGGACAGAATGCGCAAAGCATTCCGTCCAATAAAACCTTCATGACCAGTAAGTAAAATTATCACGAGTTCTGACGCAACCAGTCAAGAATATTTTCTGGTGAAGTTACACCATAGGGATCATCGGCGCAGTTGTCCTCGACAACATCACCTTCAATGAACCACTTCTCAATCTGACCGTTGTTCACAACACATGCATAACGCCACGAGCGAACACCAAATCCAAGATTGTCCTTGTGAACATCCATCTTCATTGCGTCGGTAAACTTACACGAACCATCAGGAATCATCTTGACCTTCTTGATCTTCTGATCCTTTGCCCAACAATTCATGACGAAGGCATCATTGACAGATACACAGTAGATGTCCTTGATACCAAGTGCCTTAAACTCAGCAAAGTTCTTTTCAAATCCAGGCAACTGGTAGGTCGAACATGTTGGAGTAAATGCACCAGGAAGAGAGAACAGAACTACACGCTTACCTGCAAAGTAATCATAAGTTGTCTTATCTTCCCAACGGAATGGGTTTGGACCTTCAATCGAGTCATCACGGACACGGGTCTTGAAGACTACGGCAGGAACAATCTCAGGCAGTTCCTCTTCGCGTGTGTCGTCGTCCCACTTATTTTTAAATTTAAACTTCTCTGCCATAGTTTATTCCACTCCAGATACAATAATGTCAATGTCATTAAGACGCAGAAACTTATTAAACTGACGAACAACTTCTTCTGGATTACTGAGATCTAAATCAAAATCCATACTCGTCGAACGATTAAGATGTTCATCGTCATTGTTATAAGGTACACGCGAACTAAACGAAATTTCTAACTTGTTCATATTAAATCTCCACTTAAACTACTGACGATGGTTCCATTGCCAACCAATACTCAAGGTTCTTGGTTCCATGCTTGAAATGCATTGCCTTCTTGCGACCGAGAGCAACAGTATAGTCATCAGTAATGACCTTCAGATTCTCAACCTTGAGTCGGCAATCAAAGTCACCAACATCAGTTGTAGTCAGTTCCTTACGATACGCATTCGCACGTGGATTGCTTGGGTCGCTGACACTGAGAGTAACCTTACCATCCTTAGAAACAATGCTCATGGTTGGTGCCGAGAGAACGTTCGCTGCCTTCTGCACCATGCTAATGTCAGCAGCAGATAGAGTGAAGTCGAAGAATGGATCAATCTCGAGAGTCTTGTCTGGAGCAGCAGTAACTACACTGGGATCAGCATAACCATACTCGAACTCAGACTTACCTTCACGAAGGAACATACCTGTTTCTTCAAAGTCAATCTCAGGATTTTCCCAGAGACTCAGCAACGCAAGGAAGTTGTTCAAGTCATATACCGCAAACTCACGGTCGAAAGTTTCTGCGACTGTTGCGCGAGAGAGGATATTCTTACCTGCACTGACAGTGGAAAGAACATTCCCTTGACGAACGAGGATATTGGTATTGATACTTGCAAAGTTCTTCAAGAGCGCAAGAGTGTCGGATGAAATCTTCATAATATATTAGTCCTTTTTCTTTTTAGTTTTCTTACTGTTTTCTGCAGTAAAATCAATTATACCTGGAATAGTGTCGGAAGTCAATAGAGAAGTGGTTCCCATGTTATATTCATTCCAGTTGGGAGCAATCGTATATTCTGGGTTGATATTAATAGTATCTGAAAGCGACAAGGATGTCTTCAATTCATAGATTTTAGTATTGACTTTTTCAGTTGTTTCGGGTATACTAGTCTGTTGTTCCTTGTCGTGCACATGCATCGCAATGATTGCATAGTGAATGACCTTCAACAAATCCTTACGCCAGTCTTCAGGTGTTCCCTTGTGACCATAACGTTGGGCATACTTTAGGATATTCCCCACAGTAAAACCAATACCATGACCACCATCGATAATAAACTCGGTTGCCTGATATTGATTCTGTGAGTAATGCTCACCATAGGTGGCATCAATATACTGGGTAATCTCCCGAAGGA